GGAAGGTCAATTTTCTCAACCTGTCCCTAAGAGCCTTGTAGAACACGGACACGTGTCTACTTGTGATGGTGTAACATGCAAAAGTCTGCACAGATTTTTTTGTTGCACTGTCTTGGGATCCAACCTACCGGTTGGCGAAGCCCTTGATCATCTTTCCAAAGAGATCAGAGAAAAGCTTGCAATTCCAGGTACCCATTACGAATACCTGCAATCGCTTACCTACCTCCTTGTCTTTACAGAGGCCTTAGAGATTTCCTATCCTAAGGTAAATGTGATGATAAGGGAGTGCTGTTTGAGAGATATCCTTCTCAAGATGGTGTGTAATGACGAGGTCAAAACTACAAAATTAATAAAGTATTATTTTGCAGCTCTTTGCTCAATTACATATGCATCTAAGGAGTCTGTCCCAAAACCCGAAGGTCTTCCGTTTAGTAACAAGAAGATATTACCTTTCGGTGGCGCAGTCTATAGAGCAATCTTCAGAAGACTAGCCAAGCACAATAAGAGGGCTGTAATATTCGGTTCAACGATGTTTCAGTCAAGGTACGCGGCCGTCACTGTTCCAGAAGGGTTCATCCAGAACGCCAACGCTGGTTACATTGACAAAATCACACGTGTGATTCCTGAAAAATCATACAATTTCAAAGCAATTGAGTCAGCTTTGAAGCAAATCCTTGGAAGGGTCTCATTCGAGGAATTTTGCACTTCTAGCGTCAAATGTCTCAGCACTTCTGCTGTTTCCGAGACAGACAAACACGGTCAATATGGTATCATTAACCGTGAAGCCCCACAAATTGACGTTAAAACTCCATATGGTCACAGGTACACAGGAATCTGTCCTGCACCATATTTTGCTTACTCTCTCCTACATTTGGAACAACCTTACGGAAGGCCTGTTTTACAAGGGAAAGTAACTCACTTAACTGAACCATTGAAAGTGAGATCGATCACAACTGAGGGAGCATGGGAATTCTTTGCAGGGAAACCTATCCAACACGTTCTCGCGAAGAGAATGAAGAGGATGGAGAATCTCTGTTTTGGACGTTCCGTCTCTGAACATGACATCAACAATCTTAAGTATCGTGGTACCCAATACTATGGTGAACAAGAAGAGTTGGTGTGGCTCAGTGCTGATTACGAGGCAGCTACAGATAATTTGGATCCAAAATTGTCTGCACTCGTTGATCGATGCATGGTAGAGAACCTAGGTCTCGATTATCTCATTCCTGCTGACAGAACAATTGGTTTGTATCTGTGGAGGTTCATGAGTAAGGTGTACGAGTATCTCCTCGCAGATTTTGACTACTGCGAACTTATGGGTCCTTCAATCGGAAAGAAGGCTTGGTTTCTTGTGAACAATTTCACTCGTTCACTGATACAGAAACGCCCAATGGGAGACCACTCAAACATCACTTGGAGACGTTCTCATATGTGGAGTGATAGAAGTATACAGGCAAAACTACCAGAAACTGGCAAGCTGGGGACAATTATCCAAAAGTCCGGCCAGATGATGGGAGATATCAAAAGTTTTCCTGTATTATGTATGATTAACTTGTGTCTGTGGGAACTCGCCAATGACAGTCTACAAGTTAGGAAGGTCGAAACTGAACTTAATCCGTTCGAGTACATGGACGTTGTTCCTTCTAGAAGTTTCTTAATTGGAAAGGATCTAACCTGGTTAGAATTCTTTGAACTTGATCCTCGTGATTCTGAGGATCTCCAATTAGAAATGGAAGGAGACGAAAATGTGACGGATGTTCGACCAATCGGGAATCGAGTGGCAGTAAAGAAGCTGAATGCACCATGTCTTATCAACGGTGATGACTTTTTGGCTTACTGTCCACGGAGAGTAGTGGAAAAATGGAGTGAACTCTGTTCTGAGTTCGGACTCAAAAAATCCATAGGGAAAACCTACGTCTCCACGTGTGTAGCACAGATCAACAGTACGAACTTTTTCTGTTGTGATGGATACATGATTAAAGTACCCACGGTTCCGATACATGCAGTTATCAGCATTCCAACTGATAAACCAATTGCATCCTGTATCAACTATGCCATTGAACACCAGCAGTACTATAAGTCGAGAAAGAATTCTTATGATATCTTCAATCGCGTTTTATTTTTTAATAAGAAACGAATTTTGGATGTCACGAAGAATGGTCTTATCAACTTGTGTCTGCCCGTTCACATGGGTGGAATCGGGGTGGATCTCTGTCCTAGAGACATCACTATGAGACAAAAAGTGATGGCTGTAAGGAACTTGATGGTTCCTCAGGTCCACAGTGTAACTAAGGGATTTAGCACTGTACAGAATGATCATGTGATCTACAAGGATACTTACAAGATGCGTGAGTCACGTCTCAGAAAACCTTTGTTCATGGAGTACAAGTATCTTCCTTACAAGAAGATCACTTCATCCGAAGGTAAGTCTAAAGTTTATGTCTACAAGAAAGTTCCGAAAGGTTCCGGTATTGTCGAAGATGAATTTGGCTTCGAGCACATTCTTCCTTCATACAAATGTGGGGAGACAACTCGTGAGATTTATGGTGACCACTACTTGGCTGCCTTGTCTAGACAGAAGTTCAGTGACAAACAGGGGAAAACAGTGATTAACTCAAGGTTCTACGAGTCCTTCACTTCCATTTCCTCTGCTTGCTTGGATGGATCATCCTATAAGCGTCATGCTGAAAAGGTCCATTTCGACCCCAACTATGGATGTTGGGTCGGATTTCCTCAGGTTCAGGGGGAAACCATACTGTTGAATGGCAGGTTTCGTGAACGAACACCCGAAGGCCATGTTGTTCTCGGCCCACCACTGTCTGCGATCCCATGCAGAAGGGACTTGGTGGGTATTGCTCTGTATCAATTTTAGGATGAAATCGAACAAGATGTCATCAAAGAGCAAAAATAAAGGGAACAATAATATGGTAGCGAATGCAAGCAAGATGAAGAATTCAGGTCTTAAAGGGAAAGTGCAGAAAACAGCACTAATCCAAAAAAGAAAGGAATTTCTCTTCAATATTGGTTCATCCACGCAGTTCCAGACTTCAGTCCTTGAAGTCAATCCAGGTTTAGAGCAGAGTTTTCCCTGGACTTCGCAGGTAGCGCCTTCTTTTCAGAAGTACCGCTTTCAAAATGTGAAGTTCATGTACAAAACTTCTGTATCAACCTTTAGTCCGGGAATGGTCATGTTTGCGATCCAAACAGATGTGGCTAGACCCCAACCAGAGACTAAAGAAGAGTTATTGGAACTCTCTGGAGCAACAAGATCACCTATATGGAAGGACTTTGAACTTCCTATCTCTAAGAGTGATGAAAAGGTGTACAAGGAGTACTTCATCCGATCTGCAAAGGTCGATGAGAGAAAGTTGTATGATCCTTTCTATCTTGTTGTTGGAGTGGACAACGTGGACTTAGATTTTCCAATTGGAGAATTGTGGATTGAATATGAGGTCTATTTGATAGATCCTGCACCACTCAATCCTGACATAATTCTTGGAAAATTGTTGTACCAAAATTGGACCGGTCCCTCTACAGGAACCTCGGGAAACATCATCACCCCAACTACCATGTTTGGAGGAAACCTCGAAGGCAGGTTTGGTGATCTTGATGTTGTCTTTACGTCACCCAATACTATGACGTTTAACGAACAGTTCACAGGACTCATGATTTACTATGTGATTCCGAGCGGACTGGCCAACCAGATCTATGATCCGAGTGCTAACTTGAACTTTTCAGTAAATTCAAGCAACAATGCACTGGTCATCCCCAATCTCGCTATCGGTGGTAATCCTACCACAGGTAATACGAACAATGCTGTAGTTAGAACTATACAGTTATTCAATTTTGTTCGAGGAGATTCCATTACGTTCAATAATGGTGGTTGGTTCCAACAAGGTTCAAACGCTTCTTATATAGAGATTCAAATGGTGAAAGTGGCCAATTCCACCACAATTCAACCAGAATTGTTGACCAGAAACTCTAGAATGAAGAAGAGAGAGACCGCACTTCTGTTTCCACGAATTCGCCAGAGTCTTGATTGTAAGCATAAAAATGTTACGATCCTTGACAAAAGTGAAATTTGGTGAGAACAGAGTTCGGAGATTCCTTCCTTTTTTGGGTAAGTGTTGTTTGGACACACTTCTCAGGAAAGATCTATTTTTCAAAATGCTTCGCCTATATCCCTGTGACTCGGATTCGGTTAGAGCGATCTAGTCTATAAACAATACTCGTTGGACAATTGAGTCAACCTCTGGGTGGAATATCTGGAGGACAATTGAAAACCAACTAGCGAGATACTTCTGTATCGTACCCCTTGTGGGAAGACTAGGTTGTGCAAGAATGGCAGAAGTGAGGCCGGCGCTGGAACTCTATCTAAGAGTGTACCCGTTTGGAACCAATAACTTCTTCTGTCATCTCTACTCAGGAATGAGAATACAACACCAGCTCAATGTTGTATTGCCATGTGATTTGAGATCACTAAACTCCTTTCCTCTCTTGAGGAATCCCCAGAGTTCACCTGTGAATTTTGGCTTCGTTTACATCTGTACAACGAAGAGGAACCTCTCC